GAAGTATTGACTACGGACTTTACAGAAGTTCCAGCGGTCAATGTAATGGATGAAGATGTAGTCTGAGCAAGAGCAATATTATTTGCTATAAGCGCTTGAGGGATAGTGTCCCAAACGTATATGCGACCTAATGGGCCAACACCTACGCTCATTGGAGATGGATTTTCAAAAGGTTCGTTGTCGTGAAGAGTTAACGCAGTTGTATTAGCAATATTAATTGCTTGGTTTAGCGTGTAAGTTCCTGTGCCACCATTACCAGTGCCAAAAGCAGTGATATAGGTTCCATCAGTTACGCTTGTACCATCAACGTACATACCAACAACGATTGGTGCGCCAAAATTTAACGCAGTAATTGTTAGAGTTGAAGAAGAAACACTACCAGTTCCGCCAGTTGCGGTGGTGGAGTATGGGCGAAGACCCGTACCCATATAGGTTACGGCTGACCCTAAAAATAAATCATCTGAATATTGAGGCATTTTGTCTGCTCCTTGAAAAGTTTGACAAATACAAATTAACAAAAAAGGGGCTGGGTTTTATCCCAACCCCCTGTAGCGCGATTAAACGCCGGGTGTGCCGTAAACGGCGCGTGGGTCAGTGAAACCTACTTGGTAACGCTCAGTAGCCTTGTAGCGCATAGAGTCGGTCTCAAAATCACCTTCCATAGTTTTTTCGAGTTTACGACGCATTAGCAACTTCATGCCTTCTGGAGCATCAGTTTGAACCCACCATGCTGTTTGGTTGGTCAAACGAGACAACACAGCCGCACCTTCGTCCAACAAGCCAATAGACTTGACAGGGTTGATGTCGTTGTTGCCTGTACCAGCGCGAAGCACTGATTTCAACAGAACTTCAGCTTGGAAGACATTGCCGGGAGCCACAATCAACTGACGTGGAACCAAACGAATCTTCTTACCATTGTTGTCCACAGCTTGACGAATTTGAATCAACATCTGTTCGAGAGATGTTTGGCTCAAGTTAGCCGCAGTGGATAACAAATTACTGAAAGTACCGTTCACGATTGGGTGAGATGTGCTGTTTAGAGCAACTCCATCACCGCCGGGGTAGCTTGAGTTGAATGCACGATTCAACACGTTAGCTGACAACGTCTCTTTAGTCTCAATCAAAGACTGAGCCAAGTGACGAGCGTAAACCTGACCAATACGAATATGGTCGCCATCTTCAACCAACACTTTGGTTAACGCGAAGGCTAGGCCATACACGTTATACACATAGCGTTGCAAGAAGAGTACGCCACCTTGCTGATACGAAACAGGAGTTCCGTCAGGCAATTGTGGAGCGGCTCCAAATCCATAAAGGACTGGTTCTTCGTGGTAATTACGAGGGATACCTTCTTGTTCACGAAAAACTCGTGACCATTCATCGGTACGTTGGTCATAGACTCCATCGAAGCATTCGTTAAGAATTGGCTCAACGATACTTCTAAAGTCCGTACTGCGCATTGGAGCGGCCATTTTTTAGTCCCCCTTAAATAGCATTGATGGTGGCAACATACTGGCTTCGGCTCACTTGAACCTGAACCACGGTGTATGCGTCACCCCATGCGTTATCAACACCGGGCGACAAATTGATGATACGCATATCACCAACAGCGCTCGAACCCACCAAACTCGTAGAGATGGTGCATTGCGACAAACCAGTGGTCGTAGAACCAGCAGTAATGTTGCTAAAGTTTGCTTGGTCACCAACCGAAGTTTGAGCCAAACTACCGTCTGCCTGAATGTCGTAAACGATATTAGGGTCAGAATAGTAATAAGTCACTTCAGAACCAGTTTGGTATGCAGTGTTTGCAATCCATTGGTTGCTGACAATACGACGACCAGTAAGGTCGGTGTACTCGTGACCAGCGAAAGCACCTTGGTAGGCGCTACCAGCAGTAGCGGCAATAATGTTTCCGCTAGTGTTGAGGGCTACAGGCTGACCTTTTAAAATGCCAGAACTATAACCAGAGGCAATACCGTTGGAAAGCGCTACCGCTCTGTCCAAACCCGTAGGATGGAAAGAAGGGCGCATACCAAACGGAGCATTAGTTGAAGACATAGTCTTTCTCCTTTGTTCAGTTAAAAACCCTACCCAGCAAAATGCGGAGCAGGAATTGGTTTGTCAATGTCATTAAGCCCTTCGCCTTCAATCTGACCGAGGCTTCTGCCTCGACTATCACGTCCAACATTTTGCTCTGCCTGAAGTCGAATTTTGTTCGCCTCCTCAAGCGGTGCATCATGGTGAAAATGAGACATAATTTCTTGATACATATCCATAGGGATTTTGTACAAGAGCATCTCATTACACGAGATATAACCTTCATGTTCTCCAGCTTTTACACGGTTATTTCGCATTTGAGGTAACTCATCCGCTTTCACGGGAACGTACCCAAGTCGAATCCGTTTATCAATGCTGTCGTAACTGTTAGTTGTCGACAACCAGCAAACGTGCCATCCCTTTAATTCAGGAACAGCGGGCAATGCACTTTGTACCCATTCGTCTTTCCACATCTTGCGACGTTCATCCGACGATGCCATTTTGTCCTCTGGAGCCTCGCGAATCGTGTCGCGACTGCCGCGATTATCGCGGTCTCCAGCATTCAAATTTTTCTTTAAACGAGAATCCATTTTATTACTCCTTAACCGTTATTGTTGCGTGCTTCTAAGGCGTAGCGTCGAATCATCTTCGCTCGTTTCTCAGCGTCATCCCACATACCTGCATCTTTCATAGCCCTCACCTGTTCGGGTGACAAGGTAAATGAATTACCTCTACCATTATTCGATGCATATTCGCGGCCTGAACTCGTCACTGCACTTCGCGGTCTTGAGCGAGGTTTCTCGTCTGCATCTTCAGTATACCTGTGAGGCACTACTCTTTGCAAGCGTCTATCAAGTTCTTCCCAATATTCCGCAGTTTTTGGGTCATAACCCTCTTCTGCAAGTATTGAATCTTCGTTGAGAGCGCGTCTAGAATCGGGGTCTTTCCCATTTGGGTCGTACCACGGGTTATTTGCCATCCAATTGTTGGCGTGACGCTGTAGCTGTGGGTCTGGAGCCTGAATAGTACGTTGTGCCTGTGGGGCAACAGCGCGTTTCTTCAAGTTTGCCAAAGCCTCTGCCTGACGACGTGCTTCAAACCACATTTCTTGCGCAGAAGTCAGCAATTCACCGTTACCAGTGCGTGTTGCCTCAGAAATCTTCTGTTTTGCAAACAAAATGCGATTATCTTGGTCTTCAATTGCCTTATCTAAGCGTGCAAGGTCACTTCCGTGGGACTTGCGCTCTAAAACAGACAATCTTTCGAGCAATTGTTGGTTCTGACGTTCTAAAAGCGTCAACTTGACGTCTTTTTCTGTCGAAACTTGTTTGTGATACTCCTTACGACGCTGTCTTTTGAGGCGTTTTTGCTCACGAAGAGCCTCTGCGTCCTCATCTACCGCGCCACCAACCACCATTTCTTTTTGGCGTGCGCGTTCATCAGCTTCATCGGAGTCGTCATCGTGTTGTGGCTCAGGAGAAGGGATACTTTCGGGCAACTCAATGGTTGCTGAACCGTCTTTTTCTTCCTGAATAACAATAACTTCTTGTTCTGCTACCTGATTATCGGTACTCATACGAATGCCCTCACTTCAAGTGGATTTCCAGTAATTCTGGCAATCACTTCGTGGTCATTCAACACCATAAATTCGACGTTTTCGTCGTCTCCATGCGGAACAACCCATCGGTCGCCAGTCCATTTAGGTACGCGAAGGTAGTCGCCTTCTTTGCACCATATGCCCTCGACCCAAGGTTCCATTGTGTCGCGCTTTTTAAACGCTAATGGCCCCATCGCTACCACTTTGGCAACGGGATTTTGCGCCCGTTCAGTGTCGCGAGTCTCTTCAGGCAGGATAATCCCCGATTGTGTCATTCGTTTCTTGGCTTTGCGCAGTTGTACTAATACTCTTGCACCAAGGGGAATCGCACCGGGGTCTACAAGAGGAAAGGCTTCCTCTAAATCAGCGGCATTACCCGCTACCGTGCTATCTGTCATCTTCATCTTCTCTCAAAAGGTGGTTAAGAATCTCAAGGGATGCCTCAAGTCCTAAGTTCTCCCCGACTAGACGTTGGTATGCATAGTAGTCAGACGCATTTCCATGCGCTAACCCTTGTGCAATCTCAGCCTGACGCGCTTCTACAGCGCTTACAAAGTCGGAAATTAACTTCATGCGTTGGACTTATCAACACCCTTGGGTTGGGAAAAATTCCCGTGGTCGCTGTTAGCTAGTGGCATAGTCGCTGTTGACTTCTCTTTTAATGATTCGCCTGTAATCCATGCGCCAGCCGCCATGCGGGTCTTCTGACGTACTTGCTCAGATTGCATTTCTTTAACTTCTTTTTCCATTTCATTCTCCTAAGTTGCGTTGGGTTTGCTTGTTTAAAGCGATTGCAGTCTTCTCCTGCTCTTGCCGTAGCTTGACCTCATCTACGGTCAATTCTGCGGTCTTAATACGTTCAGTGGTAAGGTTGTTTTCGGCGTTCATAGCAATCTTGGCCTCCTGCTCTTGTTGGTCTTTTGCCATTTCGGCTTGGAACTTCTGACCATCGAAAGCAAGACGTGCTTGGTCTGCGGCAGTACGACGTTGTGTTTCTGCCATAGATGCTTGCAATACCGCTTGAGCCTCGCCTTCTAATGGAGGTGGTGGTGGTTTGAACTGTTGCATGAGTTGGCCTAATTGCTCTAGTGCAGGCATAACACCTTGGAACACCTGAGCGGAGTCCAAACTAACGTGGTCGGACGCCACCGCAATAGCGCGGTCAATTTCTTTAGCAATCTTGCTTTCCTCATATTTGCCCAATTTGACGTCTCCAGCCGCCAAGACGTAACCTTGTACTTGTTGGGTATACCAAAGCATCATGTGTTGCTTAATATGCTCTAAAGCCTGCGGGATGAACTTAGGCGCAATGAGACGATTTGAGCCTAGCGTTGGGTCAAGCGCAAAGGTTAAGTGCGTTTGGATATGCGCCAAATGGTCTTGACGTGGGTAAGCAAATGCTGGCTTGCCTAACGCCATTGCGCTGTTCTCGTCCGCGGCGTTCAACTCTGCGGGTTTACCAGTATTTGGCATCAACTCGTTGACGTTGGGGACTTTGAGTTGCTTGAGCATACGGCTTACCACCGCACGTTGGTCAAAAATCTGCGGGAACTGCGCGGACAACTGCATGACCGACTGCATCTGAGCGACACGTTGTGTCTCAGAGAAGATGTGGGGGTCGGATACAGGAACCACGTCGCTGTTGCGTTTGAAGTCTGAGCGCTTGATAGGTAACTCAGCAACAATATCGCCTTTACGTTGCTCATCCAAGTGCCAACGATTGATACGTCCCAGAACGTGCAAAACACGTCTTTGAGCATCATGCAAACGTGAATGAATAGATGAGAAAACTACGGCTCCCTGCTCAATCAACGCTTGTGTTGTACCTACAGGCATATTGCTATTGGCATCGGCAATTTTTTCCTCAGCAGTAGTAACTACACCTTTGGCCTGATTAGTCAGCCAACCCAACAACTCAAAAAGTACAGGAGAAGGAGGGTTAAATGGCATAGGCATAGCAATTTTGCGGATGTCATCCACTCCAATACCGCCTTCAATCTCTGTTACCTGCGTAATTTCAATTTGGTCGGACTGTCCTGAGACCTTTGCACCCTTCAATTTCAACATTGTTAGGGAGTTGTTAACGTGCGCAGTGTCCAACAAGGCGCGTAATGCACCCGTAGAGGCGGCAGAAAGACCTCCGATGAGATGAGGTAGCCCAATAGCATAAGCGCCTCGCCAAGGAATAAATTTAAACTCAATAATCCAATCCAATTTGGTAAAGGTTTCGTCACCTTCTTCCCAATTACGATATAAACCAACAACTGAATTGTCAAGTTCGTCAATCATTAGGATATAAGGCGCGGTATCACCCTTAGTACGCTCGTCTTCTTCTAAATCCAACCATGTGTAGATGTGATACACGCGACGTAAACCGTCTTCACCGTCTTGGAATTGTTTGCCTTCAATCTTGGCGTTGGCTTTCTCCGCCGCAGTTTGCTCTGGTTCTGACGTAGTGCGAATAAAATTGATGTCGCGGTATAAGCCACGGTCAATACGTTGTTTAAATTCCCATTCGCTGATGTCCTGCTGTTCTGTTACACGCTGTGAGGTGTAAAAGTTGGCTGACGCGAAAGGGAGCAGGATGTTGTCAATGGCAACGAACTCAGCGCACGGTCTACGCTTCTTATCGTCGAACCACAGTTTCATAAACTGTGAACCACCCAACGGCAATTGGGTCAGCATTTGCTCCTGCTCGTCCCTAAACTCTTCAATCTGTTCGGTTAATTGCCAATTCATGTAGTCGCGCTTACGCTCTGCAACTTCAGTCTTTTCGTCTGTAACCTCGCCAATAATCTTAGTCTTGGCTGGGCCATCTGGCGGAAACATTTCTTTGATTGCGCGAGAGGCAAAGTCTACACAGGCCTCTGCCATCATTGGGTGTACTACTTTGGAGGCTCCGAGAAACTGAGCGCCGCCGGGGGCATCATCGCCCATACCCGTCCTACGCAAACCCTCTTCATATTGCTTGTCACGCTTCTTTCGTGCTTGGCGGTCATTGTCAAGTAGTTCGATGTATCGCATAGCTAAAGAATCTAACTCACGCACGCTGATAACTTCCTCAGCCAAATTGGCATAAAAGTCTTCGTCTTCTGCTGGGCCTTTGAAGTCTGCAAGACTTACAACAGCGGAACCGTCAGGCAACTCCTCAACATCAGGTTCTTCGCCGGGGAGCATATCAACCTCAGCACCTCCCTCTTCAGTCATGCGTATACCTTCAATAAAGCGGTCTTGGTTAGGGCCAATTGGGTAATCTGTTGCCATGTTTTAATCCTTATCTTGCCATAGCGGACAATCCGCCTTGTTGTTTTTTGGGTTCCTGTTTAGCAGGCTTTGCTCCACTAATCTTCTTGATACCCTTCTTAATTAATCCTGCTGGCATAAGAACTCCAGCAACAGTCTCGGCTATAGGAAACTCATTTTCCCCAACCATACCTACCTTACGCATAGCATCAATGTATTGCTCACTACCAAACCAAGGCTTTTCGGACGACAGATTAGTATCAGCAAGGGCGTCAACCCCCATCAATCCTAAGTTCAATAAGTCAGGAATTCCGCCAAGGTATTGAGCGCCAGTGCGTAAAGCAAAGTCCTTTACACCTCGTGGTGACTTGAGTTGGCTGGCTTCGTCTTTGACGTTTTGCTTTTCCCACTCGTAAACTTCTGGCGCATTACGCTTCATGTTCTCCCAATCTTTTTCCGTCAGCAGTGGCTCACGTCGTGAGCCTTCCGTCATAGGAGTCATCTCAGGGAAGGCAATACCACCACCGTCAAAGTGTTGGGCGTCTTTAAATTGAAGCGTCTTGAATGCCGCACCACCTTCAGCGTATATGTCTGGCAATTCAATTTCGGAACGCTGAATTTTTTTATCAAAAACGGAATTGTTCTTGACATTTTTCTTAGCCCATTCATATATTTCTGGTGCGGTTTGTTTTAATTCTTCCAAACTAGGCACATCAAACTTTTCTGGCAACACCATATTGTTAGTCATGGCAAGTTCTTTTTTCAAAGCATCTATATATTCTTCTTGAGAGCGACGAGGAAAAGGTTCGCGTAATTCAGCACGCGGTAGCAATTGAATTAAATTTGCATCTTCACCTGCGCTTGCCAACGCTCTATTACGATGGCGACCTTCATGTCCAGAAATAAAAGGTGTTAGGGGCAATCCCTGCTCTCCTTTATTTATTTCAAGATAAGGCACGCTTTCAAAACCTCCAGAGATATTGCGTAAATAATTAACATACTCATCAGTTGGTAAATCATCTTTGTACAACTCTCCTGATTTTATTCTGTCTTCTAAACTTGCATAGGCAGGTTTGTGTTTACTTGGTTTTAATGGTGCGGCATAATTTTCAAAGTCCGCAGGGTTTATAGTCATTAATGCTCTAGCATTGTCACCAATAAAAGCACTCCTAAGCGCTTCTTCTTGATACATTTTCTCTAGATTAGGTATTTCATCAGACGCACGCTCAACACGTCTTGCGCCGTACTCACCCTCACGCTTGCGAGCGGCCTCTTTTACATTACTGAGTTTGCTAGGAATGATAATAGAAGGCGCTTCTATTGTTTGTATTTTTGGCTCTTCCAATAATTTCTTGCCAACCTTAGACAAGCCTTTAACTATCTTACCGCCATCAGATTTATTAAGGTCAGGCTCGTTAATGTCGTAGGTTCCACGGTTGCCAGTAGCGCTCTTGACCGCGTTAGGTCTATAGGAAACCACCTCGTTTAGGTCATCACCACGATACTGCATGATGCCGTCGTATCCTTGGGATTGCGCTCTAGATTGAATTTGCTTACCAATATTTCCTTTTTCTTCATAAGCACGCTCTACCAATCGCATAGCGCTTTCCTCATCCATGCCTAGTTTTATTAGCGCCTCAGCCGCTGGGTCAATGTTTCTTCCTGTCTGACCAATGATGAGGGGATTGCGTAACTGCGCATGGACTGGCAACATATTGCCACCCTCTTGCTCTGGTAGCAGTTCTCCTGTTTTGCGTTGGGTAAGCGCGTTTAATCCTGTATCTTGGTAATACTTGCTTGCCAACATTGCGTCAATTGCTTCGTCATTTGGAATGTTACTGTATCCGCTTGCGTGAGCCGTGTTAGGAGTAAGGTATACACCAGAGCCTAACGCGCCCTCTTTGCTTGGCTTAATGCGTCGAATGGCCTCATTACCCTTGCCGCCTTCAGTTGCTGTTGTACCGTGGTACAAACGCATAGGCGTCTTGCTTGGCTCTAGAAACTTCTGTAAGTTTGCTTCGCGCTCTACCGCTGGCAGAGTATTGTCTGTCATTAGTTTCTTAGCTATTTTGCCAAGGCCACCAACAATCTTGCCGCCGTCAGCCTTAGTAATGTCCTTCTCTTTAGTATCGTAAGTTCCGCGATTACCAATAGCTGATTTAATTTTTTCAGGCTCAAACATAATGATTTCATGTGGGTCGCCACGTCCCCAAGGGTCAGCGAATATGATGCTGTCATAATCCTTACGAACTTCATCAGCCCAACGCTTTGGCAATAACTCAGGAAACTCCCTACTTCCGCCAGCGTAAACATCCTGCGCCCAACCCAACATATCTTTATCGTCAAGCACCATAGGGTTAGTAACCTGCGCATGGACAGGCATAACCTGAACGCCAAAATTTGGCATTCTTGGGTCACCTATGTTATGCGCGGCTGGTTGAAATGTAGGGTCGGACGATAGCCAAATAGCCTCACCGCTCATCATTGGGTCATTGCCGCCTAGCTTGAACTCTTTAAAGTCGGATGGGGTTGCATGATACAACCGCTCCTTGTATCGACTTGGGCTTAGAAATTTTTCTTTGTTGGCCTGTCTTTCAGCTTCGGGCAATACGTCATTAGCCATTAGTTTTTTGAGAACTTTTTTTGCACCTTTAACTATTTTACCGCCGTCTGCCATAAACTCTAGCTTCTTAAAGGCTCCGCCACCCTCGGCTTTGTTAATGTCGGACTCACCAAGGTCATAAGTACCTCGATTGCCTATAGCAGACTTAATCCTGTTAGGGTCGTAAATACCAAGGTTCTTAGTCCCTCGTTCACGCGTGTAGAAAGAATCAAAGCCTATGTCTTTTAACACGTCTTGAAATTGTTGGTTTTCAATTCTTCCCCAATTGTTTTCATCTTTAGGTAAATCATCGACTTTTCGGTTGAACCTATGCAAGTCCATAGACCGCTCAGAAGATGTAATATGTGGGTCATAAAACTCTGACTCAGGGTTGTGAAACATATCAAGGTAAGTTGCTTTGACCTTCTGTAAATGCTCAGGATTGTCAAAATCAAATGGTCTTTCTACTTGCGCATAGACAGGATATGTAGTCGGTGCTTTACCTTCATCAGTATATCCCCAAACAGAAAAATCTTTGGAAAATTCTGGCTCAGGAGATAGGAACACAGCGTCACGTTCATCAGCATAGTGACCTGTCATATTATCTTCGTTGGTCAAGTCTTTCCTAGTCTTAAACTCTGTAATGTTTGGCTCTTTACTGCCGTGATACATCCTACGTTTTTCTGCTGATGGGGCGAGAAACTTTTGAAGGTTAGCCTCACGTTCTGCTTGGGGCAATACATTGTTATCAGCAAACAACTTCTTACCAATCTTACCTAAGCCCTTGACTAACTTACCGCCATCTGCCATAAATTCAATCTTCTTGAAGCCAGTTGCTCCGCCTTCAGCCATTCCCATACGAGCATTGATAGCGGCCTCTAATCGAGCGTCAGCCGCCTCGATGTCAACTGAGCCACCTTTAGCCATACGCTTCTCAATTGCGGCGGCTAGGCGTGCATCAGCGGCGTCTATGTCGACACTACCACCATCTTTGTATTCGCCTTCCTTAATTCTGCGCTCAGTAGCAAGGCGTTGCTCCATCAACCTATTAAGCCATTCATCATCAGCATACTGAATTGGGTGGGCGCGTGAGAAGGAGTAGTAGTCGCCAGACTCTGGCTGACTCAACAAACGTCGAGCGTCAAAGTGGGATTGAAATATGTCTTTGTAGTCTGCGGGTACATCCAACCTACCAGCAACTTTGCCAGCCATTGCGGAGGGGTAGTCGGATGGAATGTTCGGGTTCTCAATAATGCGTCCTGTGGCATCCATGCGTGCTAACCTAAAGCCAGCCTGATTGGTAGGTACGTCAAGCAACTCAGGCTCAATGATGGCCTTACGAGTAGCAGGCACATCAGGAAAGCCCATTGATTGGAAGTTCTCTTTACCCATTACTCCAAACAGTTTGGTACGAGCAATGCCGTTGCTCTTGTCAAGCAACATGGCTTGCGCTTCAGGGCTACGAATCCCCGGCCAATTTGGAATAGGTGCAAACTCCTTAGTCCCTTCCTTCATTGCTCGGTCAAACTCGCGCTCCGCCTTCTTTGAAATTTTGCTATAAGGTATCTGTTGAAGTAGGGCGTTAGCACCCATTACGTTAAAGTCAGTGTTTGTACCAGAGCCTGCGGTGTAGATACCATAAACAGGGCGACCACCTTCTCCTGCGCGACCAGCTTGCTTTCCTAACGCAGTTGTACGACCAACACCAGACTCCCATGCGGCAGACAAATCAGGGTCAATGTGGTTGTAGTTGGCATCCATGTACAGCGGCCCAGCCGTCAGCCTGACAGGCGTCTCTAGTTCATTCTCCCCAACATGGGTTAGGTACTTGCCGCCAGCGGCTCGGTCACCAACAAGGGGAAACAGCGCCGCCTCTTCCTTTACCAACTGCTCTGGGGTGATGATGCCAATTTCTGGGGGATTGAATTTAGGGTCACGCACGGTTGTAGCGTGCATACCATGAGTTGGTTTGGATAACTTGAGGCCACCACCTATTGGGTGATACAGGCCAAGCGCCTCGTTGGCTTTCTTACTTCGAGCAGGAAGGTTTGCCATTTGCTCTGCAACCTTTGCATCCTTGGCGGCACGGATAGCGGCTTCTTGCTCGTGGGCGGTACGTCCTGCGGTTCGTATTGCACTCAAGGCTCCTTCGTCGTTTGGAGCCGTCAAGCGCTTACCTATATTACCTAGACCACCTACAATTTTCTTTGCGTCTGCCATAGTTACACCGCGTAAGGGTTGACTCGCTCTTTGCGAGTATAAGCATAATCATCATCATCGTCATCATAGCGCGGCTCAGGGTTAATGTCGAGGAATCCCATATCTTTCATTAAGCGAATCGCTTGTGTTGCGCTATCCACATAGTCGTCATGCGTCGAGTCAGGGAACGAGCATATTTGGCTGAGGAACCCTTCGCACCAATCCTTCACATAGCCCTTGCGTTGGCTCGACTCTGGGAGCCAGACACGCCCTGTTGCGAAGATAGAAGCCGTTATCTGGAGCCTCTGCATCTTGTCAGCTTTGCCCGGGTTATACCCTCGCACAGGCAAGTGAGCCGCACGAAGTTCTTGAATCAGGGAGATACCCGCCGCCTTGTCCTCGACCAAGATAAGGTCAGGGCGCTTGGCCTCCTTCCCTTCGCCATAAGATACGCGCCATTCCTCTAGCACCTTGGGCTTGAGTAAGGGGAAGGTTAGGTGTTCAGCCCAACAGTCGATGAGAAGAACGGACATAGGGCCGTCCATAGGCTTGAATACGCCCCATGTCGTCATAGCAGTAGGGTCGTTGTACTCCTTATCGCTGAAGGCGCAGTCATAGGATTGGACTATGAACTCAAACTTAGGGAATGGTTTATCGTGCGGGTACAGCTTGAACATATCGCGAGATACAACCTTACCGTCTTCGAGGTCGACAATCTCCCCCATGACTTCCTGCTGATACAGCTTGCTACCCTTGTACTGCTCCAACTGCTGTCTAAAGGATGAGGCTAGGTTCTGCTCGTTCTCGTAGGTACTAGCGCGGTCGATGACCACGTCCTCACCTTCGCGCCCTACTAGGTCTAGTATCAAGTCCTTGGGGCGCGGCGTCGTTGTCACAATGACACGCGGCTTGTCACCCAAACGTAAGCCCATCATCATCATATCCCACGCCTCACCAGAGCCAAGGTATTGGAAGGCCGCTAACTCATCGCACCAAGCGAAGTGGAACTGAGGCCCTCGTAGCCGCTCGTAGGAGTCGCCAGAAATGCCGCGAATGATAGACCCATTGGATAGCTTAATCTGATGGTCTTGCTTGTTGTAGTCCACCACGAGTTCGGTAGGGATACAAGCCAATAGGCCACTCTGTCCCTCGAAGCAGGTGAACTTAATATCATTCGACGTGGGCGCGAGGACTAAGCACCTAGACTCAGGGTGAGTCCATGCCCACCACCATAGAGCCTCGGCGGCACTACGGGTTTTCCCTGCCCCTCGACCAGCGAGCATCATCCATACGGTGTAGTCGTAGGCCAACGGCGGAGGTATTTGGTATCTATGGGCGCTCGCTACCCAAGTAGCGTGAGCAATCTGTGCAATACGGTCATGGTCGGCCTGAGCGTTGAACTCCGCCTGCGTCTCTGGGTCAGCAAGCAACTCAGCCAGCACGCTTACTCATCTCCATGTTCTTAATAACCTCAAGGAACTTGTTAGCGCTAGTATCCTCGGTCTTAATAGTGGCTCCGCCTTCCACGCCTTCGAGCGCTACGCGGTCACCGTACTTGCGAGGCTTCAGCTTGGCGGCTGTCCACTTGCGTGCGTCGATGCGGTTCTTCTGCCATTGGATGAAGGTTACGTCAAGAGTCGTGCGACCTTTCTCGTCAGTGTACTCAGGCGGCATCTCGTCAGCGATGGCTAGGATTTCGTCAGCGTTAGTGTCAGCTTGGTCTTCCCGTGCGCGTGCGTACATCTCGCAGAAGATGGGGAAGCGTATCAACCACCGATAAATCGTCGCGCAGTGCGGGAGGTGTTCACTACTACAGATTGAGACTAATGACTCTCCATGAGCGAGTCTCCAACATACCTCTTCTGCTATCTCTTCTGTGTACTCTATTGGTCTATGTGCGGGTCTAGGTATCTTTGCGTGCGCAGTATCTATATTTACGCCATCCATGCCTTTTTTGGGCGTGACTGTAGGCTTACTAGCCTTAGTAGGTTTGGATGCCTTGGCAGGCTTCTTAATGGTTTCTGGCATAACCCGTAATCCCCATGTAGGTGAGCGAATGTCATTAGTGTAAACGATTCGCTTTAGGTTCGCCAGTATAAGTTGTTGGTGGCCCTAAGCGGCTCTGGGCGCTGGTGCATCCTAACGGGTAGGCCCTCTCACTTAACTTAAGCACCTTGCTTTCACCAACACGGCTGAAGACTGAGTATCCCCCTGTTTTACGAGAGGCAATCTTCATGCGTGTTAGCCCCACTTGTGTGGGAACCGACTCGGTTTTAATTCGCTTTCAATTCGTTTTCGATTGGCTACAAAGATTGTCGACATATGCGTAACTACTTTGTTTGGCGCAATCCTCTTGACTCAATGTGAAGTCAGGAACCCATACCATTAAAAGTAATGCCGCTATGAACATTATACCAATTGCAAACTTCTCAAGCAAGGTTTCTTCTCTCATCACGCTGTAACCTCCTTGGCTAAAATTTGCTGTAAACCAGCCATAAGCTGTTCTGCCTCTTTTCGCGTAAGTATTGCACTAGAACTGCCACCCTTGACCTGCAAGTGTAGCCATGCACCACCGTCGTCCCATTCGGAGACTGATACGCGGACACTGTCCTCTGTGTAAATGATTGTTTCAATTTCGTTTGTCATGGTATTTTCCTTAGCTGTTAAAGTATTTAACGATTTCAGTTTCAATGCGGTCAGACTCTTTGCTAGTCAACTTCTTAGTTAACCACCCTGCTGGGCGACCACGACGGTCTAGAACTTCCCAATCAGACTCGGTATACCCGTAGTAGTCAACGTCGCTGTCAGCGCTGTGGCAACCGTCTACGCTGTCAAAGGTAAACACGCCAATCAGGCAAGGTATGCCTGCTACTCTTGATTCTATTTTTGCTATGTAAGCCATTTGATTCCCTTTCGATTTCGATTCGCTTTTGATTCGTTATCGGGGGGTTTACACCCCCCTTTTGATTTAGCCGATTAACAAGGCCACGTCTTTGACGTCTTCCATGTTGGCAAGACGACCATAGTTGCTGATGCTGTACTCAATCTGGGCAACTGTTGGCACGCCCAACAAAGAGTAATCCACGCCTTGTACGCACTGGTTTGTGCCTTCGTACCAAGTTAGCGTGACCATGAGACCCTCAACGCTTTCAACGGTACGAACCTGCGCTTCTGGGCTGTCGCTAGTAACCACGAGTTGACCTACGCGGATGTCTTTTAGTTTGATTGCTTTTTTCATTTCGCTTTTCTTTCACTGTTACCTGACTATGCGATATTGCTGTGTCAGTGGTATTAGTATAACATCAAATTAAACAATGCAACAACTTTTTTATAAATATTTGTAGGTACTTTCCCTAATAGGGGCTTTCGCCCCGCCTGATTAAAAATGTGGGTTACGCTCTTCATGGTGACCGCTAATCATTGACCAACAGCGCATAGTCCAAGCACCAGTGTTACGCTTACGATAGAAGACGCGGCCTTCAGTAGTCGTAATCTTCTTCATGGTCTTACTGATAGTCTTGATATAACCACAAGGATATGAGTCACCGTTGAAGCAATAAGACACTGCATCCAAAACCTGCGGAGCCTTGATAACGTCATAACGTGGTGAAGTGCAAGCACCAGCGTCAGTAGCAATGTACTCAACACCTTCGAAGATGCTGGCGGCTTCTGCCACCTCTTGAGCCTTCTCGAACGAACTAAAGTCGTGACGAGATACCCAACCATCTGCGTGTTGTACTTGCTTGCTGATTTCTACAACCTCAATACAGGCTGGAGCGTTACGGTGAGTTTGTGTTTTAAAGTAGTTCATAGTTCGCTTTCGTTTAGTTGTTAAGTGATGCAGTAGGTTAGAACGCTGACTTGTTTTTATGTAGGCCTTGTTGCTACCTACCTTCCTCACCCTTGAACCTGTCATATAGACTTCGTCTAGTGTTTTCCCGTCAATCTGGTAAAACCTACTGCATAACTGAAGTTTAACACCACATTAAACAATGTCAACACTTTTATTAAAATATTTACTAGGTACTTTCCCTAACCCACAAATTCGTGACTGTAACACAACCTTTCTGCATGAGACAGCCTGTAATTTTGGTTTGTCCATTTCTTTTGACTCTTTGAGTCCCCTCGTACTTTTTGGTTTTTGCTGGTAGGTTTCCACAATGGTGAGTTGTTGCGATACTCACCCAAACGCGGCGACGAAGACTTGCTGAAGTACCTACCCCCCTCCGCCCTCACCATCATGCCCATAGCGTCCGATATACGAACGCCCATACCCAACCCTTGGAACTCAGGCAACACTACTGTCCTATGGCCTCTCCATGCGTTCTGAAGGGTTCCGCTTGGCATTGGTATCACAGCGGCAAATCCAATTGCTGTATTTTCCCATTTGGCAACCCAACAGCGTGCAGAGCGATTGATGTTTGCTGTGAGATAGTGATGCTTGCTGAATAGCGCCCATGCCCCAACGGTAGACGGTACGAGTTCCAACTCAATAGTTGGTCGCCTTTCTACCCCCCTTGTTGACAGCACGCCAACCGTTGTGTCAAACACCCAATCTGGTTGGAGCCACTCAACAATGTCGTAGTGGCAAGTAGCAAACACAATGTTTTTGAGTCCTTCTTTACGAACATACCTTGATGTAGCGTAAGAACACGACTTTGCCACGTTACGGTCAACCACCGACGTAAACTCGTCAATCACCGCGCCATCAACTAAACGACGCGCAAGGTCTGCACGAAAACGCTCACCAGTTGATAGCACATGATATGGCTTGACCCATACAGGCACAGAGTTTAGGCCAACCGCACCCAATCGCGTCATGGCCTCCTCTGCGCTATTGAAATGAGAGCATATAGACTTGTTGACAACCCAATCAATTTGACGTTCATTACCAAACTGAGCAAGCAACGTAGACTTGCCTGAGCCTGATGGGCCAACAATCAAACCAATTTGAAAGTCAAGCGGCGCTTTTAATACTGGCACGTCAAACGTACTGTTTCCATCAAACTCAAAGTCAAACGACTTAGCGCATTCAATCGTTATGTTGTCCAACTCTACCGTTGATTTAAGTTGCATCAGGCTTGTCCTCCATCCTAAGATGGGCTAACAACTCCTGCAAAGCAAACTTATTGTCTGGATATTGTTTAATATACGTCTCAATCTCGTGCAATACGAACTGATAGCCGCTGTTAAATCCTTTGATGTACTCAGACATGGTGGCCTCTGGTTGTGGCCTCTTACACTTCTTATGCGTGTCAATGAAGTAATCCATAGCGTCAATGATTACGTTGATTGGCGCAGGCATGAAGGGCGGCTCTTCTTCTGTGCCGCAGAACTCGCACTTGAACTTGCCGTTCAGGCTGTTAGTAATGACGTGGTCGCTCATTCTGTGACCCTCTCTAAGAACACTGGAGTCTGTTCACCTATCCACGAGCCAGCCATGTTGAACTGATACCAATCCCAAGCATCCTGCTCGTCCATACCCTGTTTCATTAAAATCTTAATAACCATAGCTAAGTCGTAGCAAATTACTTCTAAGCCCATTCTGGTTACGACACCAATGATTGCCTCGTCATAACCATCCATAGTCGCAAGGTCTGGATACTTTTCTTTTAAATTTCTCATTACGCCACCTCTTGCACAGGTTTTAAGTACCACGCCATAGATTCATAACGCAATTCTGCATCGCGAGAAGATTCCAAAACTGCAATAACTTTGGATGTAATCTTGCGTGCCTTTAATTCTTTATTGGCCTGAATCAAAGTAGGCATTTTTGTAAAATCACCTAAAAATATTTCAGATGAACCTGTTTTATTTAAAGCTACAAACGCATAAGTTTTCATTTTATTCCTTTGTATTAATGTAATTTGATAACGCCAGAGCCAAACTTGGCCTTGGCATATGTTTTAACTTGGGCAAGAACATCGTCGTAAGAGTTAGCCCAAAACTCGATTGGTGTACCTTTTAATTCTGGAACATTTGTGTTGATGCACAACTCAGAACTCTCGCCCATAAACACGTTTGTGTCCTCTTGGTAAATCCATAAATTAATTGTTTTCATAACCGATTCGCTTTCGTTTGGGTTAGCCCCCGAAGGGGCTGGTTGATTACCACTGTCCAAAAAATGTTCTAAAAGATTTAGCTGTTTCGTAGGTATTAAAGTCATCCAATGAATTCCATACCGCGTACAACTTGTCGCCTCTTTGGCTTTGACCAATTTCGATAATTTTTCCATCAACTGATTTGTAAACCTTTGGATAACTATCGTCGCCCCAGTACCGACCACGCAACTTAGTTAAAACGTCAGTCTCTGACATTTCATACGACTTGATTGGTTGCGCCCATGAGTAAGTAGTAGGCTTAACTACATTTGGATGTTTCTCTTCAAAGTCAGCCAAGTATGCTAAGTAAATTTCGTTCATTTGTCCCATTTTATTTCTCCCAAAGTAAGCCCCCGTAGGGGCTATTTAATTATCGTGAAGTAACCTTAACGCTAAATACAGCAGTAGTCTTTGTATGACGAGCAATCTGTTCTGCTGTCGCGCCCAACTCAGCTAACAATGCTTTGTTGTCAACTACAGAGCGGTTGCTCTCGATGTATGTAGCCTTGAAGAGGTTACCTTCGATAACCTTGTCGCCACCTAAGCTGGCGCTGTCTTTGATGCCGTCTTTGATAGCGTCTGCCTGCTTAGTTAATTCGGCGATTTGAGCCAATAGGTTACCGAGTGTATCTACCTGAGTTAATTCGATGTCATTTAGTTTCATAATTCGCTTTCGTTTGGTTACCTGCTTTGCAACATTTGCTTAGTCAGTGATGCTAGTTTAACACCACGTTAAACGATGTCAACATCTTTTTATATTTATTTTCTAAGGAAAACCCTAATGTTGCTCTTGTGCAACACCTAACAATTCCAACGTATCTTTAAGTAAGTCAGCCTCGTCGTACCCATAGTGTTTAGGGAACGCTTTAGTGCCAAGGCCATGCAAGCCCGTAGCGCCACGATGATGCTCAGGACAGAGCGGTATAACACTCATGTTGTCAGAACGCCCCCAGCCCCCCGCTAATCGCCTCGGATGATGTAATTCCGCAGGCGTTCCCTCGTAACCCATCCTGCGGCATACAGCACAACCTAATTCAGCTACCGCGTTCATGTGCTTACGCTCTGCTTTGGTAGTCATTTACTTTCGGCTTTTTTTAATATTGCTCTGGCAAACAAAACATAAGCCTCTTCCATTGTGGCTCCGTCTATGACTGGCATAGTCCTAGCAGTGTCTAGGATTTCCTCGTCAGTCAACTGATGCCTTTTATAAAGAGGCGTTAATTCAAACATAGGGTTTGGTGGCAGTTCTTTAAACAACACGCCTTCTTCTGACATATACGCTACTGATTCAGTCATTTCCCATCCCTCCACGCTACAAAATGTTCACGCAAGTTTTGTTCCTGTAAATACTTTTGCATCAGCGTTACCTCTTCTCTTAGCAAAACTATTAAGTCTGTTTGTGGTTGCTCTTTAACTATGGGTTGCTCTTTAACTAAGTTATGCAATGCTTGTATTTCAGAAGATGTATACAACGGACTTAATTTAAGTATTGAATCAGGTGGTGACTCTTTAAACAATATACCGCCATCAGATATGTATGCACTTGGTTTCATTTCATGTCTCCGTTAATAATTAATTTGCCGTCATCTACAACACCATCTTTCCCAATAATTTCATACGTTTTACCCATATAAGAATCTAATATATTGTTTTGTATTTCTACAAATTCTTTTGCTTTATAGGTGGCAACTTTAACTGTAAATGTAATTTCAATTTCTTTAAGTTCGTTCATTTGTTCCTCGCTTTCATCATTGCATCTGCAAATTTATACGCAACATTTGCATACCCATCATACGGAAACTCATCATACGGAAACCCATCCATATCATCAATATACCAACAACTATCATCGCCTCTACTACCCTTTAACGGTAGCCCCATATGCTTCATGGCTTGAGCCGCAAAGTAATCCCTCAACTCCATGCCAGCATTTACTTCATTGATTGCACGAACTTGTCCCATTTCAGAAACTGTTAATTGTATATTTGGAAATGCTTTCATCTATCGCTCCTCATTGTTCGTTTGGCCTCTTCGCAAAACTTGGCAAATTCTTTTGGTATGTCAGGATGCCATCCGCCAAGTAGTAATTCACAGTTCAACTTGTAGACTTCCTCTTTACGACTAAGTTCTGTCAAATAAATAAGGAAGCCACAAAATGTAATCCACATTGCAATGCACCAAAACATTTGTTTTCTCATAGTTTTTCAGTCGTTGATTTCTTTTAATCGCTCTTGACGTCGACCCGCATCAAACCCTGCAAGGTATGCACGTCGCTCAATAGAATATTGGTTTGGTTGATGACTATGCTCCCAAGCATTAAAAGATTGAATGCTGGCTCCCAATACAACAGGTTGGGTCTTACGCAAGTCCTCAGCGTCTCTGGCCTCCTGCTCCCTTGCAATACGCTCGAACTCCTCATCTTCTGGTGTCTTCATAATCATTCTCCAAAGTGAATAAAACATAAAAAAAAGTGCCGTGCCAAACAATACATGGTTGTGAAGCACCCATCCATCAGCCAAGCAAACTACCCAAGCCAAACCGTGGACGATGCCCCAATGAAAATTATTAAAACGCATATCTATTGGCGCAGATAACGTCGATGACGGTCTCGGCGGTATAACCGTTGACTAATCTCTTGCCGTACACCAAACGCGGTCGTAAGCCCACCTCTTGACAATCCTTGATGGCATCAATCTGCTCACCACGAGTTAGTGGTTGGATATTCCTATCCATCACTAAGTTCTGCGTTGTATAGATTGGGCCTTCAACTACTCTTGGGCTTGAACAACCAACCAATACGCTTACCACTAAAAGTAAAATTGTTTTCATAGCGTTGCCTTTCCTTCTGCTCTATTATTTGCCTGCTCAGTGCGCCATATCTCTACACGCAACTCTGCGGCGGTTATGTCCCACTTCAGTTTTTCTTCTATTTCTACTGCGGCCTGCAATCCTTTTAGCAACTCCACCATCTCTGGGTGAGCATATGCCTCACGCTCCTGCGCACCGATTGCCGTTTCCATACTTCGCTTCATTAAGATACCTTTGAGCGATTTGCGATAATGCTCAATGTAGGTACGCTCTGCCTTAGCCTTGGCAAACAATGCGGCGTGCTTTAGGATGTAGTCAACCGCTTTATGCGGGTCTCTTTCTTCACTCATAGTAAACCTTTCTTTTTGCGCGATTACGCTTAATTACCATTGCAATAAAACCTACCATACATATCCAAAACATGAAACCAGACATTGCCATAAATGCCCAAAAAAATTCACCAAATGTATTAAACATTTATTTCTCCTTATTCGGCTTACACAGCCAGTAGTACCACGTTACAAAACAAACAAACAACCAAGTTATTATTCCAGTCACCAAAAAAATTAAGCCAAGAATATTTAAAAGAGCGTCCATCATTCATTCCTTTTGTTAATAAAGTCTTCTCGCACCTCCATCATTGCCTGCGCTTGCTCATATGCCTCATATGCAACATCTATCTTTGACATTCCCTTGACTGGCTTTAGCCTATCCAAAGCAAACATGGCAAAGATGTCAATTAATTCTGGTTCTGTTTTCATTTACGACTCTTTTCTTTTTCAACAACGTAATGCGTAACGCGGTCATGTAATAAGTCAATCAAAGGCGGCTCCCCTGAAAACAAAAAGTACACAACCACCAACGAAATAATCCAATTCATAAAATACCCTCTATGGTTATCTTTACCATACCCCCTACCTCGTCTGCCCAATACACCCGTAAGTCTTCAATCAAGGCGTCATCCTGCATAACCCCAGCGTAGGTCATGGAGTCAAGCAATGCCTTCAAAAGATTATCTAAATCGCGGCGTCGACGGTCTGGCCTAAAGCATTGAATCTCTACCTTCACCGCGTAGTCAATGTGCTTGGCGGCGTGTTGAATTAAGACTTGGTCAGCTACAGCCTTGCGATACTCGCGCCCCTTCGCGCTAACAATCGTTCGACCACCAAAGTTACGCCAATAAGTGTTAACCGTGGGAGGCCACGGCAGTGTTAGTTCAATCATTTCCATTCTCCATCTTGGCCTCGATTACCCTTGGCCCATTGTTCTCTAATATCCGCTTCAAGGCGGGACTCAGGATGTAATGCATTCCACCCTTTAAAATACTTGCCATCTTTACCCATTCCACCGTTAAGCCAAACGTGCGCTTCTTGACGGTCTTTCATTCGCATCTTGATAATTCCTCGAACGAGACAACGATGCCTGTGTTCATCATCGCCTTCGCCCTCGTTCCAAACTCGCTTACCTGAAATGAGGCCAGTCAAAATGCACCTCCATTGTCAAAAGACATTGGCACTGAATCATTGTTCTCAACAAACTGCTGACTGTCTTTGAGATACCAAAGCGAATACCAATCCTCAGACTCGCCATTACGTTGCTTCTCGCACATGAGGTAGGCGTCTGGAATCATTGGGTCAACAGAACCGTTCTGAGCGTCGTGTTCTTTTTTCTTGTTGCGCCATACCATCAAGACGTTATCCACTTGGTCACTAATTGAGCCTGAGCCTTTGATGTCATTTTTATTTGGCTTAATCTCTTCGCTTTGCAACTTACGAATGTGATGAATCAAATGAATATGAACATTGTGGTCACGAGCCAATGACGTTAACTCATCAACAAATGCCTTCTGTGCGTTGTAATCATCCTCACCAGATACGCACTTCATCAATGAGTCAATGAAGATATGCTGTACACCTAATTCCATTGCGCTGTAGCGTGATACCGCAATGACCTGCTGTGCTGTCACAGTTCCCTGTTGGTCATACAACCATAGGTTCGCGTGAGCAAAGTTTCGCATACGCATAATCAATGCAGATAGGTACTTGTGCTTATCAGCATAACGCGGGAAGTCAATATTCTCACCTGCGAATTGGCGAAGCATACGAAACAATGTACGCTTAGGCTTCATCTCAAACGAGGCAATCATTACGCGCTGATTTTGCTTAATCAAACCCATAGCAATCTGGCCTGTAACCATTGACTTACCACCGCCGTTACCACCCGCATACAACGTCACCTCACCTGCACGGAACTGGAACCCTGCATGGGTCTTTGCCCAAGGCATAGTTTGTGACGCCTCTATCACTGGACTGGCTAACTCAGCTTCAATCTCATCTAAGAATTCACCAGCACCCTTGACCTTTTGTGCTACGTCATGGGCTTTGAGATACTTCTCAAAATCCACCTCATCTGGACGCACAATACGAATACGACGAGCCTCGTCTAACTCTTGCGCACGTTTTTGAATTTCAGAGGTTTGCATAGTTCATTGCCTCCTGTATGCGTTGATGGGCAACCTTGAGACGCGCCCTATCGTCTTCTTTTATAAACTTACCCACGCTCATGTCGTAAGCACAAATCGACACAACCAAACATTCAAAAGAAATGATTCTCAGTAAGTCACTTGCGTAGAACGCAGGCTTGAGACTCTTCTTGCCATCAACGGGATATTCACTACGCTTGTCGTCAGGCGGGAATAGGTCAGACAAATCCATCCCCAAAGCCTGCACGACACTTAACGTCTCACAACCCGCAAAGCAGTGAATCAAAATACGACCGTCTGCATTTTCACGAATGGCAAGTGATGGCCCCTTATCGTTATGCGCAGGACAACAAGCCGTCCAAGAACCATTACGACCCCTGACCTTAGTCAACATACCCAACATACGCTCGACTGGTGTCATATCACCCTCCTGCCAATCGAAACCGAATCGGTTGTTGCGCCATCTTCCCAACGCTTCTGATTAATAAACGTCAAAGGAGATGGCTCAAAGCCAGAAATCCACTGTTCTGAGACCTTTAAAAGGGTCACCACGGCGTTTATTTTGTCGGTTAAGGGGTCAAGTGCTTGACGTTCCCATTTTGCCTTACAAGCGTTTTTAGCGACTTTTCGTTTTGAGGTAGGCCAATTGTTCCAAAACTCCTCAAATCGTGATGCTGTCGCTTGCGACGATATGGTTTTTATATTCTGTATCTGTATCTTCTTAGGGTTATGATTCGCTTTCGATTCGATAACCGACTCGGTTTTTGATGGCCTGCCACCTCGCTTTCCGAGTTGTCGATTATTCTCTACTTGATGTTGATATTTAGTAACTTCGACATGGCAACGATTGTTAAAATACCCTGTTTCGGTCTTTTCGAAAAACTCATTCAAAACCGATTCGGTTATGTCCAAATCTAAGCGTATTTTTCTCGCAACCGATTCGGTATCGAGTGGGATTTCTTTCTCGCTCATGTAGTACAAATCCATCAGACGACGATAAGCCAAATCCTCTGCATCTGATAGATGAACCGTGTGGGTGAGGTAGTCACCAATGTGAAATTTATACCATATCATCGCGCTGTCTTTCCAAAAATATCGGGTCGTAAATCTGCCCTCTTCACTTTCCTACCTGTAAGCAACTCAATGTCGCGTGCTAGTTCGGGGCTAGGTAGTTGTCGCCCTGTCACAACCAATGAAAACCATGTCTTGCTAATGCCCAATTTACGAGCCATCGCAATCTTTGTTCCCCTTGGTTTATCCTGAAAAAACTCTTGTAGTGTCATCATTTCCCTTTCTTGGTTAATTGGATATTACACTAAAAAAAATAATTGTGCAACACCAGATTAAACATGATACACTACAACCTGTTTAACTTGAAAGCGAACTTATGGACAGAGAATATGAAATGCATCAATTGATGTTGGAGAGGCAACAAATACTTGAGGAAGCGCTCGAAAGAGCCGAGACAGGTGTTGCAACGCAGGAGGACTGGAACATCATCCGCTACGAGTGCGGATTGTCCAAGAGACCTATAGTAACTTTAGAAACTTTAACCTTAAATAGGAGCGAATGATGGCTTTAATAGCGAAAGAAAGCGGTGGCGGCGGTGGAGAATTTACACCAGTACCACAGGGGATGCACCTTGCACGATGTTATCGAGTTATTGATTTGGGAACTCAAGAATCATCTTACCTTGGTACAATAAAACACTTGCCCAAAGTAATGTTGCAATTTGAGGTGCATGGCGAAGACGATGGCGGTAACCCAATAGTTACAGCCAAAGGCGAACCTATGTCTATCAGCAAGAACTTTACGCTCTCGTTGGCAGAGATGGCAACCTTACGCAAAGACTTGCAAACATGGCGTGGACGTGAGTTTACTGCTGAGGAATTGCGCGGCTTTGAACTCAAGAACGTGTTGGGTGCGTGGGGAATGATTTCTGTCATCAAGGCAATGGGTAACAACGGCAAGGAATACACCAACATTGCCGCAATTATGTCTGTACCCCCAGCCATTAAAAAAGCAGGTATGCCAGACGGTCACAACAAATTGAAGATGTTTTCAATTGATGAGCCTGACATGGTACTGTTCGACAGCTTTAGCAACGGCCTACGAGAGAAAATCCAAAAGTCGCCAGAGTGGCAGGCACGAGGTAACTCAAGCGCTTCAAAGCCCGTTAAAGCATCCGCAGGTGGCATTGATGACTTGGACGACGACATCCCGTTCTGACCATGAAACTCATGCGTAACCAATACGCGACGCACGTTGATTTCTTTCAGTTTAAAGGACTGATTGAGACCAATCCAAAGGCGACGCCCTGCAACATTGACATGGTTTTTGAACGTAAGTGCAAATTCTTTGTTGGTGAATGGAAGCGAGACGGTGAAGGCATGAGCCAAGGACAGGGGTTGTTACTGCGCAATCTGGCAAGGCAACCCCAGTTCACTGTGGTCATTATCCAAGGCAATACGGATGGTGATACGGTGGTCGAGAAGTTTGAGCAACTTTGCTCAGACGGTCGTTTTAGGGTGCGTGGCAAGTCTTTTGATGACCTCAAGAAGTTTGTTACGCGCTGGTACAAATGGGCAGACGCCCAAGAATTTCAATAAGGAAATATATGACCATAACAACCCCAGCGGTACGCGCAAGCGAATCGAATCATTGGTACACCCGTGACGGCGTGCCACAATACACTGTGCCATCTAAGAAGGACGGTTCACCTCGTAACACGACCCTTAGAGACGCACGAACAATGAACCTAGTACCGTCGGTAACGACAGTGCTAAACGTAGCGGCAAAGCCTGCGCTGACCAATTGGCTTCAGCAACAGGTATTACTTGCCGCGTTAACCCTTCCCCGACGCCCAGACGAACCTGAAAAAGAGTACATCGACCGAATAATCAACGACTCAAAAGAACAGGGTCGTTCTGCGGCGGACGCGGGAACTGACATCCATGCATCTATTCAAGGCTTCTATGAAAACAAATCGACAGGCAAACACCAAGAAAGTGTTAACGCTTGCGACCAAGCAATCACCAAACACTTCGGTCGACAACAATGGGTCTCTGAGCGTTCTTTCGCACATGACCTCGGTTTTGGCGGTAAGTGCGATTTATTTTTTAGGGACGGAGAAGGCATCGGAGAAGGCATTGTTGTTGACATCAAAACCAAAGAGTTTACTGACCCCGCAAAGGTTGATGGATACGACGAGCATCTAATGCAACTCTCAGCTTATCGAGTTGGTTTAGGCATTCCCAAAGCACGTTGTGCCAATATCTTTGTCTCTCGTAACGTACCTGACCTTGTCGTTGTGCGTGAGTGGAGTGCAGAAGACCTTGACCGTGGTTGGGAGATGTTCCTACACCTACTACAATTCTGGCAACTTAAAAATTCACATAAATAAGGAGTAAAAATGTTAAGCGAAGAAACAGTAAAACAAATCTTTTTTCAAAGCGATAGGCCACGCAAAGACGCTTTGCTTGCAGATGAGATTGATATTTTGCAATTTGCCCATAATATAGAGTTGTATGTGGCTGTAGAGTATGCTCGAAAAGAACACGCTCGTTGCGTAGAGATTGTCAAAGACATGAATCGCGCAGTTGGCGAGGCTTTAGATAATCAACGTCCCGAATAGGAGTAGAACATGGACATCCAACTCATTAAATTACTTGCTAAAGATTACGAAGAAGGGCGCGTAGACCCTAAAACATTGATGGCTAAAGTCTGTCTTGATGCTTATCAGCAGGGGTTTGATGAGGGTGTCCAACAAGCAGATAAGGCAAATTTTAATAACCACGTTTTGCTTCATTTTACTGCTGGGACTGCCTAAAAAAAGCCCCCCCGATTAAGGGGGGCAAAAAGGAGAGTGGCAACTGCTCCTCGAAATTTATTCTTGTGGCGGTCTCAGCAGGCGTTTTCCTAACTCATAAGCACCTAAACCTAGCCCACCAATTACGCCAGCGCCGCGTACCTTAGTCGCGGCCTTACCTGCTGGGGGAACCATAGCCGCTGTAGCCGCGCCAGCCTCTAAAGCCTTTAAAACGGCTTCGCTAGTGTCACCAGCTTTATAACGCTCTAAGGCTTCTTGATAACTCATTACGCCAAGGTATCCTGCGCCAGCACCGACAGTTGCTCTTGGCAAAGCGCCCATCTTAGTAGAGGCTACGCCAGCACCTTCAAGCACGCGCCCTGCGGCGTTTGGCTGTTGTTGCGCACGCTCTAACTTACGTTTGGCCATTTCTGCGTCAGTCTCAGCTTTGGTAAGTGCTTTTTGTAGAGGAGCCGCACCCTTTACTTGCGAAGTAATAATGTTGTGCTGACTTCCTTGAGTCGCACGTTCTTGACGAATGCGGTCTAATTCAGCTTGAAGTCTTGCGCGTTCTTGCTCTTGTTGCTGTGCAAGGATGGCTTGTTGATTTCTGTTGGCCTCATTACGCTGTGCAATTTCTTCGTTTCTTGGGTCTGCTATTTCTGGGGGTAGATAGAGTTCGCCGGGGCCTTTTTCTCCAGTAAGACTAAAGTCCTGCAATCCTAAATTCTCGGCTCGTGCTTTACCCTTATTGAACAAGTCAATAATGTCGTGAGCGCCTCTTCCATGTCCTTCACCACGAGTCATATCAATAGCTTGATTTGCCAAGTTAAAAGGCACGCGCTCACTAGCCATAGCCTGCACAGTGTTGTAAGGCGCACCCGCGCCAGCAATCTTTCTAGACTCAACCTGTACTTGGTCTGGAGAAACTTCTGTTGGGGGCGATGGATTGGGTATCCCTTTAAGCCTAGCCTCAAGTAATGCTTGTTCGTTTTTAATACGATTCAGTTCGTCTTGGCTTTGGTTATAAAGGTCGTTCAGATTTTCAATACCCTGTGGTGCGGCTTTTTGTAAATTGGCACGCGCTAGTTCTATCTTGTCTTTGGCGGTAAGGTTGGCTTCTTCTGCTTTACCTGTGTCAACCTTTGGAGATATTCTTGGGTCAGTAAACGCAGGCAAGAGTGCATTGACTCCAGCACCAATAATTGCCCCTGCTTCAGGAGCGTTTACTCCACCCTGTTTGTCTTCTGGATTTACTTCTTTATTACTGTCTATTTGTTCTTGATTTTTTTTAAATTTAGATGACTCAGACTCATAAGTTTCAAAAACGCTTGGTTCTTTTACCTCTGTAATTTCTGGGTCTTTGTATAGATTAGACGTAATTTTATGTGCGTTACGAATAGCCTTCTCATAGTTTTCGTCTTCAGCGTAGGAGCCTTTTACTCCATTGCGTAAGCCTTCTGCGTATTTAGTTACATCTGTGCCAGAGTTTAAAGTTTGCGGATACAGACGACGCATCATATGAGCGTAGTAATCCCCAAAAGCCTCTGGACTTTCAAAGTTTACATACTTGTCCTTGGACTTAGTCTTATTGTCAATAGCCTCAGTGCCTGAGCCAGACATATCTTTGATGTTACCAAAGTTAAAATGACCAACAGGACTACGTCCGTAGTTAGACTCCATACCCCATTGAGCCAAAAGAACTGAAGGCGCAATACCAGTTTGCTTGCTTACTTGCACAGCAATTGGTGAATACTCTTCAATGAACATCTTTACATGGTCATTTGCCATATCACTCGCCCTCGCGTTTCTTACGAATTACGCCTGTTTTGGGGTCTTGAATATAACCCGGCGGTACTGAAGGATTATTTGGTGGTAACTTAGTTGCAGGAGCGTTTGAAGGGTTTGCAGGAGTCTTTTTATCTTTCTTTTTAGGAGAAAGCAAGTCCATATTCTCTTCGCGTATAGCGTCAAGTTTTTTACGATAGTCTGTTTTAAGCGCTATATAGTCGTCGTCAACAAGAAAATCGTTATAGTTATAACCAGATTCTTTGCTCTTTTTGTTCCACAACTTAAAGCGCTCTTCGTCAAACATACCCTGCATGATAAGTGCATCAGACTTTAAGATGATAGCGCGTTGGCTGTCAGACGGTAACGCATAGATACCGCCAAGTAGTTTTGTTTCGTAGTCTGAGGTTGAACCCTCTCCCGGCGTTCTATTCAACTGTCTACCACGCGACTGTAGCTGTGCGCTCCTCTGCATAAACATCTGCAACGCGGTCAAATCATTTTCGCTAAGTTCGTACTGTTTAATAATTCAAACAGGTAAATTAATGTTGAAGTTACCAACATTGACACCTTCTTGAACCGCACGAGCAATGGCGTTACCAAGGCCGGGTCTGTTCATC